CTATATAGTTTTATACTCAGTATTTAATTTCTTTATATATTCCACAACTTCAGTATAATGCAAACTTAAATCATTCATGTAATCATCTAATATTCGAGGTATGTTTCTATCGTTTAAACTTCTGCAGTATTCTATTTTGTAGCAGTTTATATCCAAACATTCTAAAGGACGTAAGTAATCCTTATCTAATTTTCTCACTAATTTTTCTTCATTCATATCAACACCAATGAATAAAGTCTTTAACTCGTTATATTTAAATACTAGTCTATCATAGCTTGATTCCATTTGACCGGCTATACTATCAGGATTTTCAAAATCTGATTCTACTAGATATTTATCATTTTTGTAAAATTGCATTTCGGATAATCTTTCTCCAGCATTAACATATAACTTTCCGAAGTTTTCATAATAGTTCACTAATTTTTCTAAATAAAGATTTGTATGTTTAATAGTTTGGTCTATTTTTTCTAATTTAATAAATCTATCATTCTCATTTTTTTGCATTTGTATTTGAGTATTTAACACTTGGTTTTGTGAATCTATTTGTTGTTCTAATATCTTTACTTGTTGTATATTTTGAAGGTGAGCTACATATAAAACTCCTATTGTACCAATTACTCCTCCTAGATAACTTCCCCAGAATCCTAACCATCCATTAGTATCACCATTTGCTTTGTCGACTAACGGCAAAATAGTTACAAAAACCCATAATAGTCCTGGCAATAATATCAAAACAGTAAATAGGCTAATTAAAGTCTTTTTGTTAAAAAAAGAATGCACTCTCTTATTATCTTCATTTGATTTTTGTTTCATTTCAGATTAATTCCTTTCTGTTATTCAATTAAAAACCTTTCTTTAAACATGATCTTTACATCATTCATAAGCGAATCTAATTTGTCATATATTTCTTGAATTTCTTTCTCATCAAGTGATTTTTCTTCTGGATTTAACCCCATTTCTCTTAATGAAAACATTGTTTTGTTTGAAAGTATTAGAAAGTGTTCAATCAAGTTATGTTCAATTTCTGAATATAATATTTCATTTTTCATGTTCACTTCTCTTAAATCTATAATATAATCAGATAACTGTTGTAAGGTAAGTTGCCAATTTATTTTATAGACATAATCACTATCTTCACCATACATATATTTACTATATGATTCTTCATCCAAATTCAATATTTTTTTAGCGTTTTCGTTACTAAACTTAAATGTATATTCACACTTTTTAAATCTTTCTATACAGAACAACACTTCATACATTAACGCGTATGTGTGTTGATATATTGGAAAAAAATTACTATAATATTTTTGTTTCATCTCTATTTTTTCCCGATAATCTTCGATATTTTTATCTTTATTTTCAGAATATTTACTTTCTATTTTTTTATATACGACAGGCGAAATTAACCCTATTAAATAAATTAGTATTCCTATAAAAGCATTCATTAAATCGACTCCCCTTTAAATAATAATAAATTACTTCTTTCAATAAGGGTAGTTATTTTTTCATTTCATTGACCACTATTAAAAAAACACCCACCAACACTTCTGCTGATGGGTGTATTACTAACTATCTTTTTTTAAAATTTCTTTGAATCCTTTTTTAATATCATCAATTAAGGAACTACTACCTACTAGGTTTGAAAATGTACTCATGACAAAAGTTATTATTTTACCAATTATCTCCATATAGCATTCTCCTTTACTATATGAATACCATGTTTTTTGTATGATTAATCATTTTATGAGCGTATTCTATTCCTTAAATCCACCTATATCATCGTTATCAGTCCTCATCTGGAATATCATTAATGATCATTGTTCTATTAGGGTGTTGTTCATGTATTTCATCTAATGCTTTCCGTTTTTCTTCTTCCTCATCTTCTGGCCATTCACCTATATTAATTAAAATTGGTGTGTCCGTAGCTAACTCTTGCTTATCGGTAAATAGCTTATGATACTTTCCGAGCATATCTCTAGCACGTAAACGGTCACTAGGCTTAATAGGTACTTCCACCATTTCTACATGCTCATTATACACGAGGTTCATTCTGTCAGTATCTGGGTTGCGTTGAAACTCACCACGTTTTACAACAACCTCACGTATTTCACTCTCATCACCTACTGCTGCATTACTTAGAATATGAAGTAGTTCGTTAGCAGATAGTACACCTTCATCAATTACTTTCTTACGTTGCTCATCAATGTACTTAGCCACTTTTTTATTCTTAAGCAACCTACTACCTTGTACAGTTGCAGTATGAGGACTATAACCGGCCTTAATTGCACTTTGGGTTACATTTAGCGTCTTTAGGTACTCAGATATAAACTTTTCTTGTCTAGGGTTTAAATCACTCATATTATCCCTCCTATAATTTATCTAATAAACCATTCAATAGTTGACGTATTCTTTCTCTACTTAAATTGAATATCTTTGCAATTTCATTCATTATCTCTATTTGTGTAGTAATGGCTTTAATCTTGGTATTGATAAACTTTGGGTTATATTCTATTAGCAAAGTATATTCAGATATTTTAGTTTCATAATAGGATAGTGAGTAGTTTACTCTTTTAAGGTTCATGTATGCACCTCACAAATAAAATGAGCCTACCACTAAGGATAGGCAAGATATTTATTATTTAACTATGCGATTTTCTTCAAACATTTTCATAAGTTTTCTCTCTCTTTGTGACTGTTGAGTTAGTTCATCTTTTCGTTGCTGTTGAATGTTTTGAGAAAATTGTTCTTCTACTACATCTAATACTTTTTGAGTTTCTTCTGCCGACAATGTTGTTTCTGTTAAAAGATAATTGCTAACCTTATCTAAATTGTATTTTCTAGCCATTATTTAGCACCTCTTAATTGCATTTTATTTCTTATATCAATGAATGGTAGTTCGTCTCCACTCACATAATTGGAATATTTATTAGGGCTGAAATGATTTTTGATTTCTGCTCTTACTTCCTTATCCTTCTCAAAGTTTTCTTTGTCATAAGGCTTAACGAATCTGTAAAACTCATATTCGTATTCGTCATTTAATGCTGCGATTTCATCTACCACTTTGTTATATTCCTCAACGATTGGCTCAAATTTTGCTAATATACGTTCTTTATCCTTTTTGTACAAATGAGGTAAATCTGCTTGATGTTTAATTAGTTCAATCGCCTTTTTACGTCTAGCCTCATCAAACACTTCTTTTTTAGTTGATAAGCGTTTCTCTAAAGCTTTCAATTTCTTCTCATTACTATCAAATGTAGTATAGAGTGCGTCAGCCTCGTCATCTTGTGAGTTAGCAATTAATTCTTTATACTTTGCTTTATCTTCTTCAATTCGTTGCGATAACTCTTGACGCTCATTTTCAATTTTATTGATATTCTCTCTTTGACCTGTGACATATTCGTTGTATTCATCAAAATATTTTGCAGTTTTCAATTAAGTCCCTCGTTTCAATTAGTTTTTAAGCCTATTTCTCTTATGTAGTTATATGGCTTTTTAATCTCTTTTTGTGGTAATCGTTTCGGTATAGTTTGCAGCAATATTAAGACTTTCTCAAAGTCGATATTATTTTCATTTCTGTTATAAATAAATTCTTTAAATGATTTCTTATCTAGATCATTCAACTTTGCTTCAAACTCATCATTATTCATATTCTTTTCAGTAGCACCATCTTCTTTTTCCCTGAGTGCTTTCTCTTGGTTAAGCGTCAACTTATGAGGATAAGTCTTTAATTTTTGATGCTTGTCATTTAGATATGAATAATTGTTTTCTATACCTTTATTACGCTCATTTCTATTTGTTTGAATATATTTGTATAGTTCAATCTTAAAACGCTCTATCACATTCATATGAGCCTCTGAGTGTGTATTAACATAGTTTTTTATATACTTTTGTTCTTTAGTAGAGAAACGCCCTAGAACAGTATAAAAGGCGTTTAAATCTCTTTGACTTCTACTCTTATACCGTTCCAATTTCTGACGTTCTTCTAATATAGCGATTGCTAGATTTTCAACGGAATAACTCTCATAGTAAATACTTTCTGATACAGTATCACTACATAAACTAGGTGTAGTTCGGCCATACATATCTTCTATATCGCTTTCTATGAGTGCTATTCTTGATTGAATGTAGTAAGTATTAAATCTAGTGAACAATTCGTAATCACTAACTTTCTCTTGAATAATTTCAATCGCTGCACTCACTACATCACCTTAAATCTCAGTTTTCTTTAACGCCTCATATCGCTTTAAACTACCTTCGATATGACGCTTGATACTTCTTAAGGCTAATTCTTTCTGTTCCTCAGATTTAACCATGAAATAACCTCTTGCATCTTTTTTATAGCTATATCCGATTGGATAACCATAATCAACTACTAAACTATTAATCGTATTTCTTAACCATCTGTCGTTGTTTCGGTTAAATTCCATATTCAATTGATTAAATATATTTTGCTTAGTAATAATCTCGTGCTTAGTGTTGCGTAATACGTTTAATACTCTGATATGATCGTTCGTTAATTCTTTTTCAATTGTTATTGTCATTGTTTTATCCTCATTTCATTCTTAATTGAGCAGACCTAAGTAAATGAGGAGGTATTAAATGAAACAAATCAATCAATTTACAATTTTTAACTATTTTGCATTCGTGATTTCAGCGAGCAAGAAACTAACCAATCTACATAAAAGTATAATTACTTCTATAACACTATTATACTAAATTTACACCTAAATAACAAACAAATGTTCTTATTTTAGCAACGTTTATATAACTTCTTAACATTCCATTTAACACTATAAATAAAGAGTTTATACTACTTTTCATACAATTTCACACACTTTCTATAATAGAACTTATGTTCGTTTTTGCCTTAACTCAATCTAAAATCATTAACAAATCTTAACAATTACGATTTACATACAAAAAAGCCATGCACCTACTAAGTGCATGACCTATAAATTTATACATATTCTTTTAGATTTTTAATTTGTTTAATATTCATCTTATAAATCGGTTTAGATTTACCATTTACGTTATAAGTATGTTCAATCAAGTTTTTAGGTAATTGAGCAATTTCAAATGCTCGACCTATCGGAATATCTACATTAGGCATATCATCTGGCGTTCTCTTAATTCTCTCTAGCACCCACTTATACTTATCATAATTATTTTTATTGATACCATTCAACACACAATATAATTTCCATACTGCGAACTCAAAATGTTTTTCTACCTGTTCTAATTCTAAGCAAATATTAATATACTTAGCTTTGCTGTTATCCCACTTGTAAGGAATAGTTGGAATAATATTTTTTTCATAATAAGTAATAGTAGCAACTTCTACATACTCACATGTTACAGATGATTTATTTACATCTAATGCAACGACCAATGGCAATAAGTTACCTACTACATTATCATGATGATCTATCAATACATATTCATTACTATTTAGCGTATAATCTTCTTCATTTAGTTTTAGAAATTCTATCAACACATCATCAGTTAGATTTAAGTCTTTAATGTCTTTATCAATTATTGTCATTGACTCACTCCATTGTAATAAGAGTGTTTCAACTCATTTAATCGTTCAATTAATACTTTACTATCATCTTCATTAGCCTTTTCATTCTGAATAAATTCAGTAATAATTTTCAAGCCCTCAACTAATTCTTGTTCTGGTTCATTAATTCCCGTAGCCAACTGATACAACGCCTCCATATTATTTATAACATCTGCATTACTAGTTTGAACGCCTTCAAGTTCATCTATATTGAAATCTCTACTCATATAGTCGAACATGTCACTATTATTGCTTTCTGCAAATGTTTCTAGGCCATACATGAAATAATCATTATCAAACATGAAACTAGCCATCATATCGCTTATAGTGTCATGTGAACCATCTGGTATTTCATAACCCGCATAATGACCCTCAATGCTCTCTATAAGTTTCTCAGTATGTTTTTCTGACGCAATCTCAAAAGTTTTTCTCACTTCACAATTTTTTATAAATACATGAGCATACATTTTACCTTTACTTACTAGATATACAGTGTTAAAAGGATCATTATAAATCTTAAATGCAAAAGGTACTTTATAACTACTTTCACACAAACCTGTAAAATATCTTAATAATGTTGCTGCTCTAGTTTCAAATTCATTTGCTATAATTTCAACGTTCATACTATACACGTTCCTTTCTTCTAATCATCAAATTTTCGTTATCTTTTCCCACTTTGCCGATACTTTCAAATTTATATTTTCTAAAATATTCAGTATTTTTTTCGCTTTCAGTCCATAAGCAAGACTCAAGATTTAGTTTTGTAGAAATTGCCAATATATCTTTTAATAGCATTTTGCCATTTCCTTTTTTAAGCGAATTTAAATTATCTATTTCAATGATCCAATCACTTTTAAAATATTGACTAAGTAATGGATTAGGCTTTCTAATATTAAACTTTATGAGTGCTTTGAAATCTTTAGTAATCAATGATATATCCCCACCAAAGCAATAGAGATAATATTTTTTATTTAACAAAATTACTTCTTGAATAAATATTTTGTGAGTTTTAGTAGAATTAGTCAAAAGACTAATAATCAAACCTTTAGCCATGTTTTCTTGTTCCTTCTTCACATGCTGCTGAAATTTATTATTATTTATAAACATCTTAAATTGTTGGTGTCCAATTTCTGTAATTGTTGGCATACTTAACCTCCATATTAAATTTCTGGGAACTATTCCCCGTTAAGTCCCCATATCTATTTTTTATTGGGAACTGTTCAAACCCTTGATGTATATAGTTTTAATAAACTTAGTTCCCGTTGTCCCCGTTAATTATTTTTTATTGTTCTGTATTTTATAATTAATTACTCTAGTTGTTTCTTTAATTACATATACTATTTATATATAAGTGGGAACTTCGGGAACTATTAGACTTAAAGCCTGATAATATAGTATTTATTGAGTTCCCGTTTGTATCTTTTGAATGGGTACTCAACGGGAACTATTGGGAACTTATTAATAATCTGAATAAGGATAGTTTGAACTTGAAAAGTCGAACCCTAGTTCTTTAACTATTTCATTCTTTATAGCAAAACCTCTATGTTTAATATTTGAATGACTAATTTTCATTTGTAGACGGTCTTTTTCATTTTTAACTAAATAACCTTTTTTATCCCATTGTTTTGTTATAGTATGCATTTCATGGCCTAATATATCTTTCACTGTATCGCCTAAAATACATAAGTAACCACGTTTATATACTGCTTTAATCTCCCCATTTTTCACGTGACTATATCCGTCTCCAGTTATATTATTTCGGTGAGCGTCTAAATATTGCAGCATATCCTCAAGCATTTGTTTAGGTTTATCTATCGTTTTATTATTCTTCAACATATTTTCATATGCTTGGTTAATGATTTTATAGTAGTCATGTTCAAAGCCATCAATATCATTAAGAATTTCACCAGTAAGCTGTAATAAGGCAAAGCACTTCCCAATACGTTGCATTACTCCATTGATACCTTTTTCATTAAAGTATCTTAAATAGCTTTCAAAACTTTCTTTATATTCATCTTTTTTTGATTGATATTGTTTAAAAAATTCAATTCCTAGCGTTCCGTAATTCTCTCTAAATTCGTGATCTAATGAAATGAAATCAAAATTATCTGGATAAGGTTGTTCTTCTAGAGTAACGACACGAGCCGATACCCCTGCTTTATCTTCTGCCATATTCGTAATTGAGGCCTCACCAGTAGAAAGCATGATATTTTTCCATTCTTTCTTTTCATCAATAGTTAAATTCTTATTACTTCGGCTTTTACTTTCACCACTTGAATAGTTGTAGACTGCATTAGCTATAAAATTTGGTGATATATTACGTGTATCATCTTTAAACATTGGAAAAGAGTTCAAAAATGCAGCCATAGCCTCAATGCTGTTTCTAGTAGAACTCCATGTAGTTGTAAGGTCAGTAGTTCCCCAGACACTAGCTACTAAATTTAAAGTGAATGTTTTACCTGTTGAAGTACTTCCAGCAAGTTCAACGATGAATGGCATAATATCAAATTCATAAAGCAATACTGAGCCTAGTGATGCGTATAACATCATCATAACCATAGGTAAATCTTTAATTTTTATAAATACTTTTTTTGAGTAATCTTCGATTGTCCCTTTAGATTTAAATGAATTGACTAGCTTTTGAAAGCCTTTATCATTATTAAAAAACTTGATATTTTTATGTTCCATTTCGTCTTTATATGGATAAATGAAGTAATCTTTTACATGTCCTAAACGAGTTGCTACCTTTATATTAATAGGTGGACTATATCTTTTAGATTGATTAATATAATCAACTAATTTTGATGAAGTATTTGAAGTTACATCTAGTTTCCTATTTGCTAGTTTGAGGAGTTGTCTATTATCAGTGATTTCTTCGGCAGTAACATTTAAATTTACTGGTGTTCTATTATCAAAAAAATGCATGTTATAACTCACTTCACCATTTTCAATATTTTCATATCTAGTATTAATTTCTGGAATAGTAGAAGTGATAAATCTTTCTATATCTGGTTCACCATCTTTTCTACTTGGGATAATTTGATAAAGTGCTGCACCATAACTATTAGGTTTCACTTTGTAACCATCTGGAATAAAATTGGGAGTATATGTCTTTTTATTCATATTTTCTTTAATTTCGTTCATAATTTCATCATTAGTAAAGTTCATAGAAAACTCCTCTCTAGTTGTTATAGTGTTTTTTCATAATTGAATAAAAAGTAGCGTTTATCTCACGATCATTCATTGGAGGTGTGCATGATTGCCCCCACATCTGAGCGAAAGAATAAATAATGTGTTCATTTACTCTACGCTGAAATAAGTGGCCTAAAATACTTGCTAGCGATGAATTGCGTCCTCCCTCACTAACACCAAATGCTTTTTCTTCCCAATGACTTGCGTCACGTCTTCTAAAGTTTTGAGTAGAATTTTCTTGAGTAGAAATATCAAATAACTTAGCCCACTCTTTAAGTATTGATTTATCTAAAATTGCAGCATCGTTAAATTGAAATTCAAAAGGACTTTCATTACTTTTTCTGACTGGTAACGCCATAGCCCTAGATGGTTGATAACTGCCCTCATCAATTTTGCACGCAATTTTTTGTGCTAATGTTCTTACATATGCACGATATTCATTTGCACTTATACGCTCACTCAGTGGCACATACAAGCGTATTCTAGGACTTTCATTTGTATGTCTGAATGTTGTATGCCAAAACCATGCAAAGCCCTCTAATTCGCTTTTAATTGACTTGTGTAGCATGTTCAAATTATCTTCATCATCATAATCAAGTACAAGTACATCTCTATAAATTACATTGTCATCATTTCTATATTTTCGATACTCATTACCTTTATCATCTACACCATCAGCAATATCTCCATATACTGCTGTTCCCCTAGCATATTTATTTATATTATTTTGTGGAATGGATAAACGATTGATTAATTCACTCCAATTAGGTTGAGAGAAGTTTTTGAATGAAGTTGATTTTTCATTTCCATACCAAACCACACTCACTTGAGTATCATTTTCTAATTGAATTTTGCTCAATTTTATACCTCCATGTATTAAAACAAGAGCAAAGATGTTATAATACAAATGGAGTATTTTCTTATTGCTCTTGTATTTAATAAAGTTTATATATTATGCGTTATCTGTTTCGGTTTGGTCGCTAGGAACAGATGACGCTCTTTTTATAACTGTATCAACATCATTTAATTCACTTTCATAATCACGAATAACTGATAATAATGTTGATACAATGATGAAATTTGATTTCATATTGTCATTAGTTTGTTTTTCTCCTACTACTTGATTACTTTCTCTATAATAATCTCTTAATTCTTCAAGCCCTTCTTGTTCGTCACATACATAATCAATAACTGTTTGGATCTTATTAGAAATATCAGCTATTTCAAAACTCTCTTTAATTTGTTTTAAATCTTTAAGCATTTATTACTCCTCCAATCTTTCAACAAAAACTAGCATTTCTTCAACAGCCATTTTTAAATCTTCGATATTTTCTTCAGTTAAGAATTTACTAATATTTGAACCTTCGTAAATGTTAGGAAAATCTGTAAAAGTTTCAGTAGCTTGAATAATATTTTTATATTCTTGATAATCATTAGTGATTTCTAAAATCTCATTATTATTTAAATAAGGGTACATTTTTTTAATAATTGAAATATCTTTGTTGCGACGTTTTTGTAATAGTTTCGTCATTTTTTTAATATGCTTTTTGTCTTTAAAAATTAAATCGTGGCTCACTTTATTTTCAATATCTTTAAAATCTTGATTAGTTAAATTGTTCATTTTTTCATTTTCCTCTCTGAAATTATTTGTTGTGTTTAATTTTTGATTAATGTTCATTTACTACTCCTCCATTTTCTTCAATATTTAATGCTGCAATCACACTACCTAACATATAAATTGTGAAAGCTACATGTATTCCTAAAAGCCAACCACTAAGGAATGAAATTAATGAGATGAGTAATAATTTAATTAGGAATTTCATCATTATCATCACCTGCTTATTTATAAAAGATAATATAATCTTCATGTTGCTCTTTAATTTTTTCGATTAATTCATTGATACTTTTTTGTAATAAAAATAAATCGTTCAAATCATCTTCACGAGAAAATTTTGCTAAATTTTGCATATCTTCATCCATAGCATCTAATAGATTTCTAGCATCTCCATATGTTTTAAATACACGTCTGTACATTAGTGCTAAAGAACCAGCTAATTTATCATTTTCTTCTGGTTCCATGCCCCAACGTTCAAAAAGTACTTTGATTATTGCTCTATCTCTGTTAAATCTTTCATCAAAAGTTAAATTCTCTTTTGATCCTATACGATCTGCATATAATTGATACATAATATTTTTAGTTTGTTCTTTACTTAATGTTTTCATTTTAAAAACTCCTTTGATTTATAAATATTTTTTGTGTTTTGCTTTTAAATACTTTTCAAACTGTTCTACGTTCACAAGTGTTAGTGTGCTACTAATGTCGATATACATATCTTCAATGCCTAAATTGTCATCTTCATAAGACTTTAGAAGTCGGTAGCAAGTTGAGTAACTAATGTTGAAAATTTCACAGATTAGTTTCGGCTTTGCATACTTAACTGGGAATACGATTTGTTTTTCTTCAAGTGCTGTATTCTGCTTAGTCGGTAAATCTTGCAGCTTTACATGTGGCATATTTTAGACCTCCTCTTTTTCTTTAATTCCGAAAAATTCATTCGGTGTAACTTTGAAATAGTCACATAATTTCATAACTGTTTGCATATCTGGGCTTTTAGTTCTCTCATGGTACAAACCATAAATAGTAGTTCTTGAAATTCCAGTTTCTTTGCTTAATTTCAAAGCACTTACTCTATCTCTGCCCATTAGCATACTTAAATTGTTATTCATATATTACCCTCATTTGTACATATGTATTTTTATATTTTTGTATATTTCATATGTACAAATATAGCTTACACATAATAAATAATATCTGTCAATATGAATTTTTTGTAAAAATGATTGTACATATAAACTTTTGAAGATAGAATATAATTAACTAGATTTTCTTTAAAGGAGATTTGATAATGAATTTTGGTGAAGTATTAAATAAATATAGAGAAGAATTAAGTTTATCGGTTAATAAATTAGGAGAGTTAGCAGATGTTTCTCCAACATATATAAGTAGAATTCAAAACAATTCTGAAAAAGTACCATCAAAAAAAGTTACGTTTAAATTGATGAAAGTTTTATTTTTACAGAGTGTTGAGAAAGAGTGGGAGGAAATAAATGTGTTAGATGATTTTATAATTGCTTATCTATTTAAAGGCATTAAAAATCACTCTGAATTAAATAAAGATGAACTTGAAGATTATAGAAAATTATTAGAAGAATTTTTTGAATTCCTAAAAACTACTTCGGATAAAGAAATAACAGAATTATATAATATGAGTAATAAAATATATGAAAATAAAATTATTATGAAAGACGATCTTTCTTTCGATACTACAGATGACAAAGAAAAATTGACTAAGTATTTATTAGACAAGCCTATATTTGACTTAGAATGGTATCTAACGCAAAATGAATTCGAAATTCTAGCACCACGAAATATAATTACAAAAAATGATTATACAGATATAGATTACAATGTAATAACGGAGAAGGATAAAGAAATTATTTGTAATTTAGTATTTGCATTTTTAACAACAAAATACAAGAAAACTTATAAGAAGAACTCAAAAGAGTTTTTTCGTAAAATTTTTGAAAATTCCATACAACCTCTTAATAATAAATAAAATTGCCATAAACAAAATTTAAATTAAAGGCAACTCCTTTGTGATAAAAATTTTTATTAAATATTAATATATCAATTAAGCTGGTGGTTCTATCGAACAATGTCTGACACACCATAGAAAAATGAATATAAAGGATAATAAAATTAGGGAGTTACATATAAAATGAAAAAGTTTCTTATACTTTTATTAAGTAGTTTATTAGTTCTAGCTGCATGTGGTAAGAATTATGAAATCAGTGATATTACAAACAAATTTAAAAAAGAAGGTTTAAGTGTAGAAAACTTACGAAAAATGGAACGTGAAGATTTTGGTATGGCACCAATGAAAACTGAAAATGCTAAAATATTCACTGTTTCAGATGGTAAAAATGCACGTATCTTAAAATTTAAAAATGAAGATGACCTAAAAGAAATGAAAAAATATTACGAAGAATTAGGTAAATCAAGCGCAGCGTTCTATTCTCATGTATACACTAAAGATAAATTTTTAATTCAAATGAATGGCGATATCGACGATCATGTATTTGAAAAATATAAAAAGGCTATGAATGAGGCATTAGATTAATTTAGGGTAGATAACTACCTTTACTTTTACTTTAAATAAAGGAGCATACATATGAAAAAATTCTTAGCATTAATTTTCGCAAGCACATTAATTTTAGGAGCATGTGAAACTAAAGATGTGGAAGATAGCACAAAGAAAAGGAAAGATCCTAAAACTGAAGTGGATGATAAAGGTAGAGCTAAGGGTGAAAAAATTGAAAAAGAACTAAAATAATATTTCACAGATTAATTATTTTACCATTCTAGTGGCGCTTTAATATAAATAAAGGAGGAATTGAGATGTTCGAAAAATTATTAACTTCAATAGGTATAGAATCATTAGAAATAAACACTGTGTTAAAAACACAACAAGTTCATAGTAAAGGTATTTTAGAAGGAAGTGTCATAATAGAAAGTGGCGCATCTGAACAAACTATTAATCGGATTGAGCTTACATTAATTGAAAGATATGATAATCCTGATAAGCGAAGTCAATTTCCTATTTTAGAAAATGAATTACAAACATTTACTTTACACGTAGATCGTAGTATATGTGAAAATACCAAAGAAATTGAACATTTCCAATTTAATATTGATGAACTAGAATTTAAAACTAATCCTAATAAATTGATTTTAAAAACACATGCTTACCTTTCTCATTCTGTTGATGCTTACGATGAAGATGAAATAAGGTTGATTGATTAATTGTGTTCTACTTTTTCAACATAAATAAGGAGATTGAGGGATGGAAAAACTTGATTTACACAAGCTTAATGATGAACATGTAAAATCATTGATAAATGACTTAAAGTACCCAACGACTCATATTGATGAAATCGAAGTAATAGGGAAAGTTATTTATAACTACCAAACTTTCGATTAATAGCGCCCTAGTGGCGCTTTAATATGAATTAATTTAAAGGAGAAATGTAGAATGTACTTTAATGATTGGAAAGTTACTATTAACGGAAAAGGCTCACATGATGTTGTGACAAATGAAGATACTTTGTTAATTTTGCAAGATTATCAACATGTTGAAATAGCATTAAAATTAGTAAATGATACTATTCAAGTGAAATCATTAGGCTATGGAGAGGATGTATGTATCAACCCTATAACAAAAGAAATCACAGTTAATGTAACAAACTTACTAGAAGATGATGAATAATTAAACAAAAGAGAAAAAATTCATAATATGTTAAGGAGGCTCTTACACATGTGGCATGAGAAATTTACTAATAAACATGGTGAAACTCAATATCGCTATTATGAGAAGTATAAAGATCCACTCACAAATAAATGGCGACGTGTTAGCGTGGTACTTAATAAGAATGGTAAGCAGTCACAAAAAGAGGCTCAGAAACGCTTAAATGAGCGTATAGAGGCAAAGGTGAATGATAAGACACCTACTACACTCAAGACGCTAACTTTCCATGCTGCATGTGATGAGTGGTTTGAACATTATAAGGTAATATCTGGATCTAAACAGTCAACTATTACTACTAAAAGCTATAAGGTTGCTCACATCAAAAGAAATATAGATAAAGATATTCTTGTTCAAAATATGAATGCTAAAGTTATACAAGATTTAATTAACTCATCATTAAAAGATGGACTAAGCCATAAAGTAGTTAAAGACGATTTAAGTATCATCAAAAATATACTTCGATATACTCAAAAGAAATATAACATCACTGATATATCGTACATAGATGATGTTGTTATGCCTAAAAAAGCGACTACAAGAGAAGAAGTTAAAGCTAAACGTGAGAATTATTTAGAAATGACTGAAATTCTGTCTATTGCTGAAGAATTAAAACGCATAGCAAATAAAAAGCGTGCTAGTTATATGAAAAGATCATACTTATTTACTGCTTACATAGTTGAATTTCAAGCATTAAATGGCATGCGTATTGGCGAACTCTTAGCAATTCACCCCGATAATATTGACTTTGAAAATAAGAAACTTCTCATTGATGGCACTATACACTGGCGAAAAGATGGTAACAAAATAGGTTTCAAAGATACTACAAAAACAGCGTCATCATATCGTACTATATCTTTAACTACTAGAAGTTGTGATATTTTGCGTAAGGTTATGTTGGAAAATAAGAAAGCGATACAGTGGGAAAACATGTATGTTGATAGAGGTTTTATATTTACAAGTCATAGAGGTAACCCTCTACCTCTCACATCAATAAACAGAAACATACAAATAGCTACACAAAATATAGGGATAGAAAAACATATAACAAGTCACAGTATGCGTCACAGTCACATATCATTATTATCGCAATTAGGTGTATCTCTTAAAGCAATAATGGAACGTGTAGGTCATACAGATCATAAAACAACATTACAGATATATAGTCATGTAACTGAGCAAATGGATAAAGATATGATGAATAAATTAGAAATGTTTAAATAATTAAGATAAACATCCAAATATTGATTTTCAAATTAAATGATGATACATTTATAGTGCAGATAAAAAACTATGCTGTATACTTGCCTAACCGAATTAACGTTTAAGCGGCCTGTGTGGTCGCCGGTGGTAAGGAGATTGAGGGCGAATTATTCGTCCTCTTCTTTTATATGTGAGGTAAATTTTATGAATATAACTGTTTTTAGTGATGAGTCTGGTGTATTTGATAAAAATAATGAAAAATATTTTGTTTTTGGTGGCTTAATTTTTTTAAATAAAAATATAAAAGAGATTGAAAATCGAAAATACATACATGCAGAAAGAACTATAAGAAAAAATAGTACATATAAAGATTTAGAATTAAAAGCTACAACTTTGACAAATAAGGATAAAGGGAAACTTTTTAGATCCTTAAATAACTGCATAAAGTTTGGTGTCATAATCGATATAGAAAAGATAAATAATGATATATTTTATCATAAAAAAAATAAACAAAGATATTTAGATTATGCTTTTAAAATAGGTCTAAAAAGAGCTTTAGAACACTTAATTAATGATGGAAAGATAAATCCTAAAGAAGTGGAAAATTTAAACCTATTTTGCGATGAACATACAACTGCTACAAACGGCTTGTACGAATTGAGAGAAGGTTTAGAACAAGAGTTTAAATGTGGTACTTTTAATTCTAATTTCAACAAGTTTTTCCCACCATTATTTAAGAACATTAATAGTGTAGATTTGAATTTTTGTGATTCGAATAAAAAACCTTTAATTCGTGCCGCAGATATAGTCGCTAATAAAATATATTTCCATTCAAATACAAATAGCGTCAACAAATTAAGGCCAAAAGTAATCATTACTAAATTACCATAA